GCTAAACTCCTCATTTTCCCAAGTAGTGCTGTGTGGTGTTTCATTATCCCATTCTGTTGCCATAATACCTTATTTCAACTAACTTTGATTTAATTTGTTGAATTAACCTTTTCAAAATTTCTGCTTTTTCTTTTAAGACAAACTCATTAACAAAGTAAGGTTCTGGGTCAATTGCTCCAAAGTAGCCGTTATCTTTGTTTATTGTCTTTCCGTTCTCGTCAACCCGCTTTAATCCTAAATGAAGGTGATTGCCAGTGCTGAAACCTGTGTTTCCTAAAAATAATGCTTTCCCATTTCTCCTAACATACAATGTTCTGTTTGGAACAGATACACAATAAGCGTAATCATTATATCTTATAATCTTTACTTTCAACGGACTATAATAAGAAGAAACTGAATGATACTCCTTTACTTCGTAAAAATCTTTTCTATCTTTAAATTTCCTTACAGCAATCCTTGCTCTTCTTCCTGTTTTTAAGATAAACTCTTGAAGTTGGTCAGCCATAATTTTAGATATTCCAGGATAATAAATCTTTTCGTAAGTATTATTTCTTATTCTTTTACACCCATCTCCAAGAAAGAAACCATTCAAGAAAATTTCAATCTGTCTTGCCGATAAATCTTTTATAAAATCAGGAGCCTTTTTATCTTTTCCCTTCCCACATTGCTTAAGATAATCATAAAGTTGATTATCTGAAATTCTCCAATGTGCCAACTCATTATATTTTATAATTCTCGTTCCTAAAGTAGACTTTCCTGTTTTTCTTGTATCTTTTACGATATGAAAAGGCAATTTTTCTAACAAATTATCAATAACTTTGATGTTTTGAGGATAGGAATAACTTTGATATAAATCTATCGTGTTCTTCCTCTCTTCTCCTAAATTTCCATCTGCTAACCAAATTCCCAGAAAAAATAACCAATCGTCCATTTTAATCTTCTTTCTACTTTTCTTTCTAATCGTTCCCCATCTGTCTCCCTTATATTTAAACTCTGGTAAAACAAAGAATTGTTTCTCTTTTCCTCTCCATTTTCCTGTTACTTTCAACTTAACTTTTCCTTTAATTTTCTGAATAGGCTCCAATCTCAATTTATTTCTAAACTCCCCCCTATAAAGAAGTATATTATGGTCAGGAGACACACAGAAATCTATTTTTCCGTTTTCAAAGTGATACATATTTCGTTCAAACCTTCTAACATAATGAAAAGGTTTTTGAAACTCAATCTCATCTGTTTCCATATTTAAAGTTGCTACTTTCTCTTCTCCTTTCAAATCCTTAAATAATTTCCACCCTTTATCTGTCAAAACTTCTGTTTCTTTATCAAAGCAACTATCTCCGTATCCTATCAAATCACCCATTTTTACCTTTTGCCCGTCTTTGACCACAAATTCCTTTAAGTGCCAATAGCGGAGTTTGAATTCTTTGCCGATAATATCTACTCCTATTCCTCCTCCCATATCAACATAGGTTTTAGCCACTCCTTCAAAATCTCCGCTATGGTAAATTGGCTCTCTATACCAGCAAACAAGGTCAAATCCGTTATGAGCCTTCAGCCCAAATCTCCTGTAAACGGGCAACATTTTCGGTATTGTTCCCTTTAAGCCGAATTTCTGGACTATACAATTTGTTAAGAGGGGTCTATATACCCTCATTTTTCAATTATTTCTCAATTGTTCCTACTACTACTGCCCCGCCACTGGCAATACAAGAGACCTTTCCTGTGTATAGATTTTGAGGAGTTATCTCGTAATACTCACCTGCTTCTATCTTAATTCCTTTATTTACCGCCGCTGTGGAAGTTGCTCCAAACACACAATAAACAGGATTGGTGCTGTCTTGATTGCTTATTAAGGCATACAATCTCCCAGAATTAGCAGATAAAACCTCTGTTGCCGTAGAAGTAGCCACTGAAGTGGTAGCATTCGTTGCTGAGCCAAAGGTATTGTAAAAAGCAAAACCCGCTGGCGAAGGAGAATGGATAACATAACCTATAACCAGTCCAACTATTAAGGCTGTTAAGATGTAAATTGCTTTGTTCATATTATTTCTTCTTTCTCTTTCTCTTGGGTTTATATGGCACTCCGTATAAAACCCGATAAGCCCTTCTTCTGATTTTCGCTTTCTCTGCTGGTGATAATCCTTTTGCTTGTGGCAATCTTGCTAAAGCGTTTCTGGCGTGGGCTTTGTCTCCAGGCGGTATTGGAAATCTATATCTTTTAACTACTTTCTTTCTTTTTCCTTTCTTTTTCTCAATAATCGTAGCGTATTTCTTCCTTGCCGCTGTGGAAATTGTCTTCCCCTTCGTCTTTCCTTTCTTTCTCATAAACTTCTTTGGGGCTTTCCTTGTTTTCTTTTTTCTTTTCTTTCTCTTTTTCTTCCTTTTTTTAGCCATATTTCCTGATTATTTTTTATAGCCGACCTTTGTAAGCCCTGCTGGGCTTGTGCCAGTTCCCTTCCAAAAAGGAAAGGAACTGAGCAAGCCCCACAAGGAAAAGGCTATTTAGGAATAATCAGCACTCTCCAAGTTCCAGAAGCAAGGTCAACGGTAGAACCGCTCTCATTCTGTAATCTTATCTCTACCGTGTTTGCCGCTTGCACATAACAAGTAGCAATCACATCCTGTAAGTCATACGGAGCAGAAACCAAGCAGAAATCGCCTAAAGCAGCGCCAGTGACAGTTAATGATTTTGTCTCACCAGCGCCGTCAGCCAAACTTGCTGGGTCATAGGTCGTTGAACCTGTTAATACTCCGTCAAGAGTATTTATTTCCGCAGCAGTGGCTGTTATGGCAGTTCCGCCCAGTTTCAATTCTCCGTCATCCACATTTATCCCTTCAGTAAAGGTAATCTCCCGATTATACACCGTTCCGCCAGCAGGAACGCTTGGATGGACAACATAACCAATCATAAAGCCCACCAAGAAAACCAGAATTGCTATAACTGTCAAAAATTTCTCTTCCATAGGTTTTAGATTAAAGGTTAGTTAGTCCAACCAGAAGCGTCAATTCTCACATCTACAAAGGCGCTCTTGTTCAATTCAAATACCTTCACTCCGTAAAGCATCCAAGCGAGAACAATCCTGCCCAATCTCTTTTCAGGCTTCCTGAACTCAAAGGTGACATCTTTCTGAATAACCACATCAACTGCTTTCTTAACGCCGATAATGGCGTGAGACCTCTGCAAACTCCAAGCATCAGCGGAAACTGAAGTAGCGGTAGAGATGTCTCCATAACCAGTGATGGTAATGTAGGAAGTGCCATCAGTGGCAGTAATACCATTTTGGACCAAAATCCTTCTGTCTTCTGCTCCTAACTCTACATAAGTAGTGCCAGCACCAGAACTGCCGTTGATAGCAGCCACCAGATTGTCAAGAGTAGTAGCAGTATCAGTGCCAATTTTGACATTTCCAGCAGTGCTACCGAGAGTGCTTACGAAGGTAAAGGTTACCCCCGCAATAGTCAAGGTCTGACCGTTAGAAGGATTGTCCGCAGGTGTCCACTTGGCAGAGAAAGGAAGGTTAGGTGAGACAATAATGTCCATCCCAAACCTTCTTCCTACCTTACCATTTTCTCCTACAGTATCAGCAAAATCAGTATCCTTGCCACCAAGATATTCCAGTAAAGTAGCGTAGGTTCTCGGACCAATAATGGCAAATCTCCCCTGTTGAGCACGGAGGTAGTTGCTTAACTTAACCCCGCCTTGAGTGAAGATTTTGTCAACATTACTGGTAGAAACCGAGATGTAGTTCCCCGCATCTCCGCCAACATCTCCAGCGTCCACATACGATTTGGCTGCATTCTTAATTGTATCAACTGCTTTCTGCTCCAACTTGTTTCTCAAAGCACGACCAGCCATTCCAGCATACATTGCAAGCGCATCGTATTTGTTCTGGATACGGTCAATGTCATCAATCTCAAAGGGAACTATCTTTTGCTGGTCAATGGTGACATAATCATCAGTCGCTCCAATGTCCTGCAAGGTTACATCACTCCCTTTGGTATAATCTACTGCTGTTAATGTCTTGGAGGCATAAGGTCTGTGCAAGACATCCATTCCTCTCTTTAGTCCTTCTTTGAATTCAGTATTGGCAATCGGCAGGATAACATTCTCCTTGTAGATTATGTCTTGAGCAACCGCCGACCATAATTCCGCATTGAAGGCTGTAAGTGTGTTTGCCATAAAATCTATTCAACTCTTGTAAGAAGAGCCAAATAGATTTCAGGCGACCTTTAAGCCCTACCCCTGCTTTTTGAGCCATTCAAGGTATTCACGAAACTCTTTCCTTCCTTCAGGGGTGGATACATCAAAATCCTTCGGACTCATCTCACTGAAATCTCTTTTGGCTCCGCCCCCTCCTCTCTGAGTAGGACTTATTGAGGCTTGCTCTGCTCTTTTCTTTTCCTCCTCCTGTTTTCTCAAGAAAGAGATGTAAGGGCTGTTTAAGGCTTCTTTGACACTTTTGAAGGTGCCGACCTTAATGTGCTTCCTTATCTCTTCCTTGATGGTATCTGAGACATCCAGCGATTCTATCTCCTTTTCTCTGAGTTTCGCCTCAATCATTTGGTCAAGGTCAACCTCTTCAGGTTTTTCCTTGACCTCCTTTTGGGGTTTCTCCCCTTCCTTTGCCTCTTGTTTAGAGGCTTGAAGTGCTCTTTCCCGCCATTTCCTTTTCTGCTTAATGGCGGTTGCTAACTTCTTTTTTAATTCTTTAGCCTGTTTAGCCAGTTCTTCGGCGTCAAGAAGTTCTAAATCTTCTTCTTCGCCGAATTCGTTGAGGTCTTTTTCTTCAATTTCTTCCTCCTCAACTTCTGGCTCAGGGTTTTCATTAGGAGTTCCCTGTTCCTTTTCTCGGTCATCTGCCATAATCTTTTTGGTTTTTAGTGAGGTTTGCCAAAGCCCTCAAATAAATACAAATAAATACCCGACCTTTATTCAATTAACGACCCGCCAATTCTTCTGGCGTGGGCAAAGGCTATTTCTTTATAGTCTTTGCCGTTATCTTTGGAGTTGTAGGTTGCTACGACTTCGCCTTTGAAGTCAACAACCTTCACCTCCTTTACTTTTTCTTTTTCTTTTTTTTTGCCATAAGCCATATGCCTAATAATATCTGTCTTTTTGTTTATCTTCCTCTGTCCGACCTTTCGATTGTTCAATTGTTAGAATTTGTGAAAAAATATCTCGTAAGATAACAGAGGCTTTTTTGTTTGCTTTTAGTTCAATTGCTAATTCTTCTGGATTGTCTAAATCTTTTAGGTTGTTTATGTTTTCAATCCTTGAAATCATTTCTATCAAAAACTCTTTCAGTTCTTTTCCCGCTGGGCTATTTAGTATCTCTTTTATGTGTTCTATGTTCATATTAACCTAATCTATACCTACCTCTACCTCTGCCTCTTCCTCTACCGTATCCTGCTCCTCCTCTGGCGCATCCGCCTTTGTTCCTATTCCTTCTGCCCCCTCCTTTCATTCCTCTGCCTTTACCTGCTCCTCTTTTTGCTCCATATTTCATAGTTTTTTTCTTTTTTTCTTCTTTTGACCTTTTGGCTTGTAATTGAGCCATATTTTGTAAATTGACATCACTAATCGGTAATATCTGTCGCTTCCAACTTCAATGTTAGGATATTGCTTTTCTACCTGTCTTTTGGCTCTTTCCCAATATCTTTCCTGCGTTCTTGTCTTTACTACACCTTTGGGCATAATTATTCTTGTAATTGAAGTTTTTTATCCTTTAATAAATCAACCTCTTTTTGCATATACTCCTCAACCAGTTCTCTTTCTTTTTGGGCAAATTCCTGTCTCGTTTTCTGGATTGCTTCTTGTAAGGCTTTAGTGGGATAGGCTTGTAAATATAGTTCCTCCATTTCTTTCTGAAGTTTCTTTATCTTTCTGAATTTCTGCTCTTGGTTTTTCTTTGTTATTTCTTTGAATATGGTTAGTATTCCTTTCATTGTGTTGCTAATTGTGTTAATTGGGCGGGGAGTTCTTCTGATTTTGGTAGCCCCTCTACATCAATTCCTTTTCTTCGCATTGCCATTTCTATCAGGGCCCGCCTTCTCACACTATCGGTCTCAAGTTGGATAAACGAATACAGCGTTTCTAGGTCGCTGAGTAATCTTGTATTCTCCCCTGAAATCACAACCTTTACCCTCGGCTTAAATCCTGCCCACATTTCTTTTTCAAGTTTGATTATTTCTCTTTCGTTTTTTAATAATTCGGCTAATTTGGTTTCTTTGATTATTTTTGCTTCCTCTTGGCTGTGGGGACCGATAATAAGCAGATTGTCTAAATACCAAGTATCGACCAGCATTTCGTAGTATCTTTTTAGGTTTCCGCCAGTTAGTTCTATTACTTTTTGGGCTTTTAGGTTAGTCAGGAATTTTGGCAAAATCCATTCCTGGATTAAATCCTCAAAAACTAATGTTATTTTTTCTCTGATGAAGTCAAATAACTTATTGGCGTTCACATCAAGTATTGCTCCTAATCTAAATGGCGTTCCCGATGGCATTGTCTCTCCTCTTACTACCTCATAAGAGTTAGATAATCTATCGGCAATCTCCATCAATCTGTTCCACTCGGCTATTAACTGGTCTATTCCGTGCAGTCTCATATCAATCTGGCTTAAATCTCCTGTGTGGATGATGTCTCCGTTGATTAAATCGGTCTTGATATTTGAAACAATCGTTTGCTTGTCTGCGGTTCTAAATATCACTTTTGAAGCCCATTCTAATCCTTTGGCTATTTGGTTTGCTATTTCGTTCGCCCTTACCTGGACATCAAACAAAATCTCGTATAATCCCTCTCTAAACCATCTGCCGTGATACCTTCCTCTGTGGATTTCTTTGTAGTAGTCAGATAGCTTGCCAGGAAGTTTGTCAGCGTATAAAATCTTTTCATTTCCTTGCTCATTAAGATTGCAAACTATGATTTTTGCTAAAACATATTTATCCTCACTCCCACCCGTTTTCCCTTGTGCTTCAAGTAAATCTTTTTCTGAAACCTCACCGTTTCGCTCGTAAACCTCATAATAAGGAGTCTCCATTTCGGCTTCTTTTGCTCCCTCTGTCGCTTTAATCGTCATCGGTTTTACTTCTTTGATAACCTCGTCAACATTATCCCACACTCTTTTTTTGCTTCTTAAATAAGATTGAGTTAGGCAGTGTCTTTCTATGATTGGCGTCTCATTTATTGTCTTTGCGGTTTGGTTGATTATATAAACATTGTTAAAGTCCAATAACTCGTAGCCGTCCTCTGTCTTTTTCAAAAGAGCGTTTCCCCACTCTGAATTTGCTTCAATTACTTCATTTAGTTTCTCTCCTTGTCCTGTTTCTTTTAGCCAGTCCTGCAAGTAAGCGTTGGAGATTAAAAGCCGAAAATCGTCTCTTTTTCCTGTGCTCTCTAAAAGAATATCTTTTCTATCAAAATCTATGTTTTTGATTTCTGAATCAACCCGGGGAGAAATAATGTCAAACCAATACTTGTAATCTCCTTGAGAATCTAATTTACCGCTTGAGTAGGTTCTGTTTTGAAAGAGCGAAATTCTTTTTACTAATTTGGATTGTGAAAACTTAACCCCTTCGGATAGTTCAACATATCCTCGCCTGTAATTGTCAATTTCTTTTTTGATTAAATCTATGACTCTCATATAAAAAAACCCGACAAACTATCAGATACCCACCTCAACTTAATGAGTATTTGACAGCCTGTCGGGTTCTTCCCGTAGGAGGCTAATTTCGGGGTTTATGCCCCGCAGTATTCAATTGTCGCTTTTATTATAGCAAAAGAAAACTATTTGTCAAGTCCTGTCAAGCCCTGTCAATCCCCGTTCAGTTTATCCTCTAACCTGTTAAATCCTCTGCCAAGTATAACATCTCTGAAGGCTTTTCTAATTCTGATTGGCAAACCCCTGCGGATAATCACTATTACCCTGCCGAATTTTATTTCCCTTATTTTTTGAATTAAATCTGCTTCTTTTGGGTCTAATTCAAGTTTGATTTTGTTGTTCATAATCCCCAATCTTTGACCTTTTCTTTTTGGCGTTCCTCACGCCTTTTTTTTATTTGTTCTTTTTTTCTTTTAACAGGGTCGTTGTATTGTTCAATTATGTCGTCTATGTTGATTTTGTTGGGCTTTTGGGTCATAATTTGGGTCATAAGCCAAACCTTTAGGTATAAGAAACTTTTGCTGAAGTTTTAACCAATCTTTTCTGGCTTCTGGTATAACTTCACTAAATCTTTTGAATATTCTTTTAGCACTTTTCTTATTTTTACAACGAAAAGGAAGCATATTGCTTTCACTCACTATCACTCTTCCTTTCTTAACATTACAACTAAGCCACCAAAGGAAAACAAGATATTTGAAAGGATTTTCTTCTTCAACTTCTATTTTCCTCATCTCAACCCCCATAGAAACCGCTCCCCGTGAAAACAATTGAAAACATAAGTGATAGTAATCATTCCTAATAGGTTTTCCCCATCTTATTTCTTGTTTTTTAGTAAGTTTAAATTTATAAGCCATAATCTTTTTTTCTCATCTCTTGTAATAGTGTCCTTTTTTGCTCAATTTCTATCTCTTGTTTAATTTCATCTTCAGGAGCACGAGGATTAAGATAAACTAAAGCGTATCTTATAGCGTCCATAGTGTGGTTGTTTACTCCTATTGGATTTCTTGTTAATCTGCCCGCTCTATCTCTTTCCCAGAGATAGTTTCTGTATTCTTTGATTATATTGACGCTTCTTTTGGTCACGCTTATTCTCTGGTCCTGGACAATTGCTATGCCGTATCTTACTGAATCTGCTCCTTTTTCGCTTGGTAAGACATTTATGCCATAACTTTTTAACTCGTCTATGCTTTTAGGTTCTGCGCTATCTGCTATCACTACTTTTGCTTCTTGGTTTTTAAGGATGTCTGCTATTTCTTTGTTGCTTAATCCTTTCTGATAAGTTATTTCGTCTAAAATATATCCACCGTTGTAATAATAAATTGCTATTATCGCCGTCGGGTCTAATGAATAGCCAAAATCCAGTCCATAACACTCTAATCTCGCCTCGTGGGGTATTTCATCTATTATTTGCCAATCTCTGTAAATTCTGTCCTCTGCTTCTCCTAAAAGCCCTAATCCGAATACTCGCCACCAGTTCCTTCTGTCTTTTCTGGCTTCTATACTTTTTACTACGCTTTCTGGCAGTGCTTCGTTGTCTTTATAAGTTAAGGTTATCTCGTCAATCTCGTTTGCTCTCGCTGGCTTTAGGTCTGTGTAATACCAGAATTCGCTAACTGGATTCCAGTCCATAAAAACAAACTCTTTCGTTCTCACTTCCAATTGCTCAAAGGTTTCAAATCCGCCCGGGATGTTGTTTGCCTCGTTGATGAATAACCTGTCCCGTCTTGGTCCTCTTACTTTGTCTGGTTGGTCTGCTGAAAAGAATTCAATCTTGCTCCCTGTTTCAAATTCGTAGATATAATCTGTTTTGTTCCATCTGCTGTCTTTGTAATAGCCCTGGGTTTTCATTATGTTCAAAAAGTCCCTCATTGCTCCTCTTTTAAGGTGCGGGAAGGATTCTGAAACTATGCTGGTTAGGGTGGGTTTTTTATCTCGCTGGGCTAAATCTATCAGGATAGCAACTATGCCTATAGTTTTTCCGCCGGAGGTCCCCCCAACTGCTACCCTAATCCTCTTTTTCAGTTTTACCAGTTTTTTGATTGCCGTTGTTATTACGAACATTGTGAAGTAAAGGAAGTGGTTTACCACCTGAAGTTAGGTCAACTTTTTCTACTTGCTTGCCGTAAATTCTGTCTCCTAAATAGGTCAAAATCCTCGCTTCTTTCTTGGAGAATTTATCAAACCTTTCCATCAATTCTTTGATTGCTTTTTCTTTTGAAATGCCTTGGCTTTTTTTGTAGTTAAAATAGTCCTCAATAAAGTTGCGGAACTTTGTTTTTGCGCTTATCTCGCCCTTCTGCTTGATATGTCTGCGAGGGTCGTTTTTTTTGAATGGTTTTAATGTTGCTAAATTTGCCATAAATCTCTCAAAAATCTTTCAAAAAATAATCTTTCAAAAAATCACCTTAAAAAACTTATACCTCACTCCCCCCATCGTCATATTATCACCAACCACCTCCTTAATCCTTCCTCCATTATCTACATCAAATAGTAATACTTTTTTTTCAGAGGTTACTACTAAATTGCAGTAGTGCCTTCCTCGCCATCCGCCGAAACCGCTCACTTCGCAGTAAACTTGAGCGGAGGCGTTTAATGTAAAGAGAAAAGAAATCAAAGCACAAACAAACTTTGCTCGGTCATCACAATCGGCATACTCCCGACGCCACTTAAACGCTTTAATTATATTGTTGTAAATCAGAGATAAAAGTATTCTCCAATTCTGCTCGGTTGTTGTAAAGTAAATAAGGTCTTTCTCAATTACAGGAATTCGTCTTATTCTCTGCTTAATAGCAGTTTGAATAGCGCTCGCTGAATAAAAATCTCTGATTAAATTAGAATAGCACTCCTGCATCCCTTTTATGCCCCTAACGAGCAGTAAACTATTAAGCAAAACGCTTAACTTTTTTATTTTGACTTGGAGGTCTTTAATTTGTTGTTCTTTGTTGGTCATACTTTATTATTATCCAAAATTTCGGCGACTAAAAATCCAATCAAGGAGGCGACTTTTTCTGTATCTCTATGCGTTCCCTCCAGTTCCCAGATGTAGCAGTGTCCTACTTCGTGCCCCAATCCTGATTTGATGTAATTCTTAAATCCTTCTGTTATTCCTTCATCTGGCATCTTGTTAAAAAGGTCTTTATATACACGAAACTCGGCATCAAAAGAAACAGGGTCATAACTTACTGAGAAATCGCCGTTGCTCGGGTTTGTTTCCTCGTCCATATATCTGATTTCGTATCGGCGGATAATCGGGACAAAAGCAGTTATTTCTGAAAGCACTTTGTCAATGTAATCTTTGACTTGTTTAATTCTTTTTTCTTTGTTGGTCATTATTCTTTTAATTCTTTTAATACAGCCTTTGCTGAATCAATCAATCTCTGGATTTTCCATCTCATCTCACGGTCGGGTTGCTTAATGCGGGGGGCTTGGTCTTTTTTCATCAATTTTAGAAATTCCCAAAAATCAATTACTGCGTAGATGTCAGGTCTGCTTTCGGGGGTTCTTGAGTCCCTGAATATCAGAGCCCATTTTTCTGGAGACCAGTTTCCTTTCTCTGCTTGGCTTTTGGCTTGGTCTATCCAATTAAGAATTGTCTGAATTTTTGCTGATGGCTGGTTCTTACATTCTAACAGAAAGGGAATACTTGATGCAATATCGCCTTTTCTTCTTCCAGAACCGCTTCCTATTTCTCTTCTTGCTATTCCTAATCCTTCCGCTTCAATCTCTTGGGCTATTAACTTTTCAAATCTTTTTCCTTTGTTTATTCTGCTTTGTGATTTTATACCCATAATCCACACTGTCTATTTTGATTTCGTCGCCGGGAGTGTAAAAGTCGTCTGTTAATTCTTTACACAACACCCGCCAGTTTTCATCAACATTGCCGTCTTCAAACGCTAATTCTTTTAGTTTGTTTTTGATTTTCTTTTTTATTTGGGTGATTATTTTTTGTTCTAAAAGTTCTCTTTTAGCCATTGTGCTTGTTTTTGATTAACCTTTTTTAAAGCATAATTATAACCATCTAAAAATTGTTCATAAAATTCTCCCTCGAAAATTGAGTCATCCTTTCTAAATTTTTTTATCTCCTCTTCATAAATTTTTTCTTTTACTTTCGTCTCCTCTATAAAGCGTTGAAGGAAGGTATAGGTAATTTCAATTAGAGAACCATATAAAAAGTTCCGTATTTGTTTTCCTCTACAAAATTTCCAGAGTTCATTATCACTCAATTTTTCTGTTATCTCAAAATAATCCTCTATTATCTGATTTATCTCTTCTTCGATTGTTTTCTTTTGTTTTGCCATAGTTAGTTAAAATCGCCTCTTTAACCATTCTATTTGAGTTTGATAATAAATATCAAACTTTGCTGACTCGGCTAAAGAAATTCCACCCGATTCTTTTTCTATTTCCCAGATTTTTGTATGTGCCTGTTCAAGTGTCTCCTCTATAAAGCGCTCAATGGTCTCCTTTAATAAATTTATAATCCACTCCTCAATCTCATCACTTCCAACTATTAAATTACCTTCCATATCAACCTCTTGTTTTACAGCATCACAATAAAACCTTCCAAATCTTTTTCTAAATTTTTCTTCTATTTCCTTTTTGATTGATTTATTCCCCTCCTCCATTGCTTTTCCCAACCGCTCCAAGTCTTTAACCGTTATTTTCTTTTTAGTTGTGAGGGGGATTTCTTCTTTCTTCATAGTTTTATTTAGTTTTTTTGGTTGGTTTTTGGTCATTAGTTAACTCTTTTAAACATAACAAATAATGTTCAAAAACCCTTTGCAAAAACTCTTTATCATTTTCATCAAGGTGTTTATCTTTTGCCAAACTCTCACCAAATATTATTGGGTCTCCGAGCCAAGGAAAAGAGTGTTTTTTCTTATTTTTTGTTACTAATAAATTCCAACGGCTCGTTTTTTCATCCCACCAAAATTGCAAAGACAGTTCTGCTTTCCGTTTTGGATAATAATATTTCTTTTGTTTTGACATAATTATTTAATTCTGCTTGGTAAGTATAATCTTATTTTCTTCAATAACTCGTTGGAATATACTTTTCGTAATAATTCGGCATATTTTATTGAGCAACCACCCTTTAATGGATGCGTTGAAAGTTTGGCTTCTGCTTTATCAAACTCTATTAAAATTTCATTTAACTTTTTCTTCATGGATTATTTAGTTCTTTTTGTAGGTTTTCAGTTAGAGGTTGTCTTTTAGCCATTTTGCTTGTTTTTGGTTGATTTTGGACATCTACATCCGTGCCATCTCTCCATTCTGGTGGTTCTGGTTTATAGACACCAGAATCATCTCTTAAAATTTTTATTTCTTTTGGCATAGTTTTATTTAGTTTTCTTTAATAAATTCTCCACACGCTTTTCTGTTCCACTCTACTATTAGATATTCTATTTTTCTTTTCTTTCTAATAATACCAACTATTTCGTTTCGAGGCGGAAACCTTCGGCAATATCCATATCCGTCGTCTATTCTTAAATAATACTGGCATTTTTCACATCTTCTTTCAGTCATATTTTTATCGGGCGGAACAAATTGAGCCAATTCTGGTTCATCTAACTGTTCCATCAAACTATATCCTGTTATTTTCTTTTCTTTTTTTTTCTTTTCTTTTGGCATAGGTTTATTTTGAATTATAGATTTTCTTTCCATTAAAATAAAACTATTCCCGAAATCTAAACAACCCACATTTTTTACATCTCCAATATCCTGCCTGTTCCCAAGTAGAGGTCTCATCAGGATACCAAACCCACTCGTGTTCATCTCTCTCTAAAACCCCTCTTTCTTTCAAAAGAATTCCAGTTAAAGAAGGTAAATCTTTTGTGATTTCTCGTATTTTGTGTATTCCAGGAGCTTTTTTTGCCATTTCTCTTAAATTTCGTTCTAACTCACTTTCCATATATCCTTGTTTTACAGGGTCTCCAAAATTTTTAGCCCTTTCAATTTCTTCTTCTGATATCTTCAAACCCTTAAATAATCCCCATCCAGATTTAGTTTTTTTCTTTACTTTTGGCATAGATTTGTTTAGTTTTTTCTGGTTGGGTAAGCATAGATTATCTCCACTTTAATTATTTTTAACCTTTGTGAACAAGGATAAATACATTCCTTTCCATTTTTCTCTATCTCATAATCAAGATACTCTTTTGCTTCTTTTCTGCTACTAAAAACTGCTAAAGGAGTGTAAAAATTATTATCTTCGCCCAATAAATCCCAAGTATTTTCTATGATACAAGAATTCTCTCTTGGTTGACTTATTATTGCCCACGCTTTAATTATTTTCTTTTCTTTTGGCATAGGTTTCTTTAGTTTTATTGGGAACTTTGAAGCATTTGGATTATATCCTTCAAAGCATTAAACTCTGGGTTGATAAGCCGAGAAATAATATCTGGAACAAGGTCAAAACAAGCAATTAAAAGTGCTAAAACAAGACATGCTCCTAAAAAAGCCGTTACTGGCACCAGGATATCGCTTTCCTCAAAATGATTATAATTACTATCATCATCTTTTGAAAATCCATACTTTACTAACTTATAAAAAGCAATTCCGAAACCGAGAACTATCAAAATACCCCAAAAATCGTTGAAAACCTGAATATAATTGTTTCTAATCGCCCACTCCCAAATCTTTTCGGCTGGTGCTTGTAATTTTTCAGCTAAAGGAGCAAAACCTTCTATTATTGCTTGAATTGAAGTTTTAATTTGTTGTGGTTCCATATCCTTTCTTTTTTATCTTGTTGATATACAAATGATTATTTAGCCCTCCATTTCTTTGAAAATTCTTTCAAGATTTACATTTTTCCCCAAATATAAAGACCCCGCCGTCATTACAAGCCATTCTTTTTCTTTTTCTGATAATCTATTCCACATTTTTTCTCCAACTAAATTAATCCATTCCCTTTCTGCTTTTTCATAAGGAATCTTCCAATTTTTTCCCTTGTTTTCATTTGTTAAATTGTAAATAATCTTAAATTTCGGTTTCTTCATAGTATTTCTTCCCAACTTTTTTCTTTGTGATAAATTACCCAACAATTAGGGAGATTCTCATATCTTTTGACTTCTAAAAATGACTCTGCTATAAAATCTCCCCCTGTTCTTCCTGCATATTTACCTCTTAAATAACCTGTCCATAGCCAAATATCATCATAGTCTATTTCAACCCTTGGGTCAGAAAAAGGTTCGTATACTAATTTTACTCTCACAAGTCTCAGTTTTAACAATATTTTAATTAACCATTTTAAAATTCTTTTTCTCATAGTAGGTTTGTATTTATATTCCCCGCCAGCCGTTGTCCCTTTTCAGGTTTTGTTCTGACGGGCGGTCTGGGTTCGCCCAGCTCTTTTCTCCCGACAGCCTGCAGGTCTGCCGAGCGGGATTGCTATTTTACTAACAAATCGCTATTCTCAAAAATGTTGCCGATAACTTCGCTTCTTTTTTCTCCATAATCTCCAACAACATCTTGTTCCTTCCCAAAATCAATTACAAACATTCCAAATCTATTGTTATATTTTACTATTCCTATCTTTTCTCCCTTTTCATAGTTAACTTTTACTATATCTCCCTCATACACCTCTTTTCCATTTTTATTCTTTAAGCCAGTATATTGCATAACAGGAGGATAATTTCTCAATAAAAAGCCAAATCCTTCATCATCAAGGTTCAAATATACCATTTCTTTATCATCTGATTTCCAGAATCTAAACTTAATCTCCCTTTGTGGTAATTCAATTTCTTTTGTCATAAATCTTTAACCCTGTGAAAATCCACCTATCTACCCAGTAGAAGATTAGTCCTCCTATCAAATTTGCCACAATTGTTTGCCATAGTCCCGCTCCTAATAAGTGAATTACAAGCCACAATGTTGGGGTTGATAATTGCCATCGCAAGAGATAAAGAACTAACCTTTTCATTTCTGCTCAATCAGGTATTTCTCCAAAATCTCTAATCTAAACCCCTTCAATGCTAACCAATTCTTTAACCGACCTTTTTTGACTTCCTCGGCGAATTTTTTGGTGGCACACTCGGGATTAAAGGCACACTCGTTGCTGACGCTCTTATATGCTCGTGAATTAAAGGCGAATACTCCTCTGTCAATACTCTTTTTGTTTTGTCTGATAAAATAGGGGTCTAATCCGCTTTCCATATCGGCAATCATCAGGGTAAGAGTAGGGTTCAGTCCTTGCTCCTTTGCCACTCTTTTTATTGTCTCTTCCGTTGTCTCTTTTTTCATATCTACCTTGATAACTGGTAAGGGGTCATCTGCTAATGTTAGAAAGGCATCGCAAGTAATATAAAGAGCATAGCCCAATAATCCACAGAGAATACCTAACAATAATAAGAATTTAATTTCATTTCTCATACTCGTTTGAAGTATTTTGAGTTCTTGCGTTGGGCTACTTCTTCAGCACAGTGCCTATGGAAGTAGCCCACGAACTCTACCTTGTTTCCTCTCCTAATTGTCATCTCTACTCCGTTTCTTATTATCGGGGCGAGACACTTTTTGCAGATGTAGTATGTTCCCATTTTCATATTTCCGCTTCTACTGGTTTGAGGATGTAAACTATATCAATAGTTCCATCCTGGTTGTCCAGAATTTCTTTTTTAACGATTTCGCCTTTGACCTTTATCTCTGCTGCTAAACCTAAATCCAAATCTGTTGGAATTGGAATTCTACCGCTGATTTTGACAAAAATTTCGTTTGTTTCTCTTTGTATTTCCATATTAATCCTCAACTATTGGAATATCGTCATCAAGGTTGTTTTCAGGGTTTTTTGCTTTTGCGTGATAGACCTTAAAGTCGTGATATGCTCTTCCGCCTCTTTGGGCTTTCTTTTTACCTTGATAGACGATTTTGACCTTTTCTCCTAAAGCGATGAAATCAAATCTTTTATCAAGTAAGGTTGAGCCCCAGACTTTGATGAAACTTCCGTCTTCCTTGCGAAGAGTATACATCCGTGAGTTGTTTGGTCCGACATTCTCTTCAACCTTTTCCAAATAGCCAATGATTTCATCACCAGGATTGCGATATTGCCACACGGGCGTATTTGAAGGGTTTATTTCTTCCCAAATTTCTTCCATATTAGTGAGTTAGAACTTTTTCTTCAACTTTTTCTTCAACTTTTTCTTCAACTTTTACGACCTTTGAGGGTTTGACATCTTGAGTAAATTCTTCTTCTAACAGTTTCATCTGCCACTCGTAGATTTTTTTCATAGCAAGAAACACGGGGATTTTTTTCTTCCACTCGCTGTCTCTTTTTACTTCAAGTGTGCCATCCTTGCCTATTCTGACAATTACGGTCTCTTGAATAGAAAATCCTTCTTCTGTCAATGCTTGAGCGTAGGCAGCAGCCTGGGCAAAGTATTCTGGGTAAATTGCTGAACTGGTCTTGTAATCCGCTACTACTTTTTTGCCGTTAATCTGTCCAATAAAATCAACTGTGCCTGCGTATTGATACTTTTTAGAGTAAATTTTCCTTTCTCCCAGTTCCCGCTTTATTTTGTTTTGCTGAATAAACTTTAAGAACGCTGATAAGGCGTTTCTCTCTTCATCGTTCTTTACCGCTAACATCTCACGAAATAACCCTACCTTGTCCTCTGAAAACCATCTGTCTGCTACTGCGTGAACACGAGTTCCCAGTTCTGCCGCTCTTTTGCTGACCTCATAGTGCTCCCTTTTTGCTTCGTTAAGGACTGCTTCCAAGTCAGTAGCGAGCAGGTCTTTTTTCTCTCTTACTTTGTCTATTGCTAATTTTGTAGCCCAATTGACCAGGAGGGGCTTGTTAAGGATGCTGACGATGTTTGTAACCCCGTAGACGATTTTGTCTCCCACCTTGTAGATGTGCTTTTCGGGGTCAAATTGTAAGGTTATTTTGCCGTTGTAGAGTTTGTATGTTTCCATTTTGGTAGGCAAGTGATTTGGAGACAAGGGAAATGGTCGCCCAAAACCTTGCCTCCAAGTCACTGCAACCATTTAACGACCTTTAGTGTTCCTCTACGATGTCGTAGGGTTCTAAACTTCCACCGAGAGGATATTCTTCGGAAAATTCTTGCTCCAATTGCTCCGCCATCATCTCTTCCCACTCTCTTACTAAATTTTCGCTTTCCTGCTCTGTCATCTTGCCTTCTTTAATTAACTTTCTATGAAGAGCAGGCTGAAATTCTTTGTTCATAGTTTTTATTCTTTATTGACCTTTTTGGTTTTATGCTCTTTTTCCTTGAGCCGACCTTTTAAGTTTTCCACTTCTGCCTTTCCTATACCACACTATCAAATTTTTGTCAAGTCCTTCTTTTTTTCTATCAAATAATGCTTCTTGATTTTTGACACTCGGGACAGACTAATATTGAACTCACGAGCAATGTCCGTTAAGAAATCCCCCCGCTTTATTCTTTCAATTATTATTTTGTTTCTTTCTCTTTTTTCCCTCATACTGCCCTAATTCTACCACACTATCAAATTTTTGTCAAGCCCCCCTATAAACACATCTCGCTAAACCTCTTTAACTTTTCTTCTTCCGATAACACCGCTTCGCTTACCGCTTTTCTTTCCTGCTCCCTTGCCTTGATAACCTGCTCGCTTGGGCGGTATTTGCCCTCGTCATTTTGGATTTTCTGACGGCTTCGCCTGACCGACTCGTAAGAGATAGGAATTTGAAGGAATTTTCTTTTTTGTTCGTCTGTTAAGGTTAGACCAAATCTTTCCAGCACTTTTAAGAATAACTTTTTATCAGAACTGCGAGTTTCGGGGTAATCTCGTAAGATTTCTTCAACTATTTTTTTGGATATCCTCAAACCTCTCACCATATTTTTTCTCCTCCCAGTCCTCGTAGGTAGCAAATTCTTTGAAGCAACCTACTTTTTTGAGACGGGCAAATAATTCTTTTATCCTCTTTCTTTCTGATAAAGTTTGAAATCCGCCAGGGACTTTTATCAATTTTTCCTTCCTTTTAGGTTCGGATAATCGGAATTCTTTAGAGATAATCTCTGGCTCATTTATCGGCTTAATCGTTCTAATCTGGGAACTATCAATTATCATCCCATTCTCTAATTTGAATAACTTTGCCTTGTTGAGATACTGGGAGATAGTTTCGTAATCCTTTTCTGTTATCTCTATTTCTTCGTTAGTTCTCTTAAGAGTAATTTGCCACTTCATAGTTTTGACACATCTATAAGGTTAATTTTTTCTTCCGACCTTTTTTTAAGATAACTGATATAATCAGCCAATTTTTTTTCAAGCAAATAAGGAGTTGTTATAGTTGGTGCGTATGGCTTGCCAAATATACCTTTAAGCCCCTTTATCATCCTTTCTACCTTCTCCTTGCCAAACTTTTTGACCAAGCGCTCCATCGCCGCCCGCTGGGTTTTATTTCCAAATAATCGCTCATAAGTGGGGTTGACTTCCTTAAATAGCCCTATAAGGTAATCAATTTGTTTTTTGTGTGCAATTCTTTGAATTTCATCGTCAGAAACCTGCAAAGCCTTGCTTTGCATATTATTATTAACACTTGAAGCATTTAGATTACCAACACTTGAAGCATTTATAGTCTGCTTCCCACAAGGTGGGTTTTCCACCCTTCTGGAAATAGTCCCTTCTGGGCTTATTTTCCTTTCTTTTTCAGTTGTCCAAATATAATTTATTCTAACATACCAGCCAGTTATCTTTCCTTCCTTGTCCTTACTTGGTATTTTTTGAATAAGATTTAATTCTCTTAATAACTTGTCAGCCTTTCTAAATCTATCTCTTCCCCAGCACAATCCCTTCATACAAAAATAAGGAGTTGCTTTTGGCTGGTTGGTCTTTTGCCATTTAGCCGTGTAATAATAAAAGTTATACAGCAATAAAGCATCCGAGCCAACTTTCTTGTAAGATAATAATTTTTTTATTGTAGGAATGCTGATAATTACTAACTGCTCCTCTAATGCAAATTCATTTTCTTGTTTCATAGTTTTTGCTTTTCTTCATCAAACTGATTTTTAAATTCATCAATACACTTTCTGAAAAAATTGTCATCTTGTTTAAACATTTCAACTTGCGCTTTCCTGCGATAATATGTGTGTAGTTTAGAATGACACTCTGAACACAACAAAATTAAGTTATTTTCTTCAGTTTTTCCACCCAATGAAACTGGAATAATGTGATGGCAAACACCTGCTCTTTTCCTTCCACACAGATAACACCTTCCTTCTTGTTTTACTTTTAACTTTGCTTTTATCCTTGTAAATTCTTCTCCATAAAAATCTTCATCTAAATCTTCATCTATTTCTTCATCGTCCTTTGTTTTTATCATTTCAGATACTTTTTTTTCTAATACTCTTTTTGCTAATTCTTCTCTTATATTTTCTATATCATCTACAAGATTATCTATCTTTTTTTCAACTTTTTCTTCCAACTTATCCCAACCATAAGACCTTATAAACCAAGCCTTTTGCTCTGGTAGATAAAATGCAAAATTTTCCTTAAAGATAGTAATCAATTCGTTAAATATATCTCTTTCAATTGAATTTATTCCTATCTGAATATACTTCTTCCCCTTGAGTTCATATTCATCTTTTTTGTATATTACTCTGCTTGCCATAAATTTACTCCTAACAAGCAAAAATCCGCAGTCGTCTGGCTGGGAAATCGCAAGAAAACCCATAAACAACTGCGGATTGTTGCCAATTAAGTATTAAATTGTTCCTTGCGATTTTCGCCATATTCCACCCCCTATCCTACCACATCTGCTCATCGTTGTCAAGTCCCCCATTACTTGGCATTGTCCAGAGTAGTTTTATTGCTTTGCGTCTTTTTCTGGCATATTCACGCTGGTATTTTCTTTGTCTTTCTAATTGCTCGGGAGTTAGTTTTTTCTTTTTCTTCTTTTTAGGAGAATAATTAAGTTTCAAACCATATAAACAACCTGGGCAGTGTTCTGTTTCGTTGGCGTTGTAGATTGCTCCACATTTGGGACAGACAATGTAGGTGTCTTTGCCTTTGGTGAAGGTCTTGGTTTTTGGCATTTTTTCAATTCTTTTAAGTAAACAAATAAAACAACCCTTTTTTTGAGAAATTACTCGTCTCAGGGAGTATAGGTCTTTTTTAAGGGGAAATCAGCCGAAAACCCCCCAACTTTGGGGTGTTTAAGATGTATTTATTGCCCAGAAAGTCCCAAATCCTTGATTACGCTGTTTCGGTAGGTTTTATCCGCTAAATTCTGCTTAATATACCAGATAGCGGTTTTCTGTTCTTCCGTGAGCGTTGGAGTTTTCTTTTTTCTAATAAAATTAGAGACAATTCTAAAATCTGGGTTATATTGCCCATAGAAGTCTCTTACCGCTTCTTTGATTGTTTCCACCCTGATGCTTTTTGACCTTCTTGCCATATTCCTTTATTATACCACCCCTGTCAAATTAACTTTAATTGTGTCACATCGTGACACTTTTTATAAAAAAACCGCCCTTACGGGCGGCAAAAACCGACTGGGGGCAGTAGGTTTTTAACAGGCATCCACCTGCTTAAAGATTTTGCAAGACCTTGCAAAATCTTCTTCCTATAATGATGACGGAGTATAAGAGTTATTATTACGCCTTGTCTTCCACCCTTTTAATCAGCAAAGCCCAGATAGCCGAAGCGTTGACAATAACCTTGTAAAAGCACTCCCACAAGCCCTGGTGAACCAATACCTGATAAATTGCTGCTCCCCCGATTGAGAACAAGACAAGAGTTCCCAAAACAGCCACATCCTGCCATTCCTCACTGATGTATTCTCGGTAGAGTTTCTTGATTACCTGAACCAACAGGGAAACTACTGCTCCGACAAAAATTTCTTCTGCCATAGATTTTTATGTTTTAATTAACGACCTTTGACTTGACATATTTTATCAAAAGTGCTATTATTTTGGCAATGAATTGGGAAATTGCTAAAGATGCTGTTGTTATTATCTTTTTGTTTGTCTTTTATTTCTTTTTGCTCTATTTTAGTTATTGCTTTCTTTCAATTTTTCCTTAATTATGTGTTTTACTTGGAAAGATATTAAATTTTTCATTATTGCTATGCTCGTGGGAATTCTCTGGTCTATTCTGCTCTTTTTAATTGGCTATTATATTTTAGGAGTTGACCTACGATTAGAAAGCGGAACAGCAGGAGAACTTTATTAAAATCTAATCTCTCTTTCTTTTCTAATCTCCTTGAAAATTGTTTTGGTTAATAAGCCATCATCTTTAAATTTTTTAAGTTTCCTCCTCAATTCCTCACCTTCTAACCCTTCTATCTTTTTCAAAATCATCCTTACCTTTGCTCGGCGAATTGCTTTTTTGACTTCATTGTTTATCTTTCTTGCTCTTTCCTCGTCTGAAAGTTTTTTATATTCCTCACTTGCCAATAGATTACTGATTCTATAATTAGCCAATTTTTCGGCAAATCTCTGCATTAAATCGTTCTCTTTAAGAGATAAAGAAGGATATCCTGGCATATATGCTCCTATGCCGACAATTTCACTGTATCCTTTGTCCTGTAATCTTCTTACTTCTTTGGTAATCTTCTCGTTAAATCGTATAGTCGGAGCATAGGTTTGCACTGATACTCCTAACATTGCTAATACTACACCAAAGAAAGATAATCTTGTTGCGCCGTGTTCCTTAAAAAGGTCCCTACCATCTTGAAAGACCATCGGCGTATACATTTTCAAAGCATCTTCTTTCCAATCAAATCTCCTCCCTATTTGGTCTGTTCCTCTTAACAAGGAAAAGATAAAAGTTAAGGTTGGATGCTGCTTCATTGAAAAGAAACGAGAAATAATATCTAAACGGGTTACAGGCTTATATCCTCTTCCCAAAACCATTCTTTTTTTAGTAGTAGAAGAGGTAATATATCCTTTCCATAATCTGGCTAATAATACCGCTATTGATTGATAAGAACCAAAAACATTTATTCTTGTATTACCAATTTTAATTTTGCCAAAATCTGCATTAGTTGGGTCTGTTTCAACCTCTGCTCCTGCTAATTTACCTATTCCTAAAAGAGTTAATCCACCTCCCAAAAATGCTAACCAGGTTTCTAAAACTTTCCTTCTCACATAAGGATGAAGAGTGATATAGAATTCAGGATTTATCATATCAAAAGTAGCCGCTAATTTTCTGGCTGAAAATAAACCCTGTGAGAGAACAGGCATTGCTCTTTCAAGTTGCCCTGGCAATCTTCCTCTCCCTGTAGCATTTCCTATAAATCTGCCCAGTGTAGACAAGAATCTCTCATCTGCTACATCTATGCCGAGTAGTTTAGCACTTTTGTAATAGGCATCAAATACATCTGCCCTCATCCTGTTAAGAAATCCTGTATAAGCCCGTCCAGTAGCCCTAATAACTTTTCCAATAACAGGAATTTTTTCAGCAATAGGCGCCATAAACATTTCCTCTCTCTCGCTAATAATTCCTCCCATTTCTGTTAACGGAAGTTTTGCTTTTTTCATTGCTCTATAAGTTGGTCTCATTACAATTTCCTCCATACTTTTCTTAAAGTAGGTTTCACTGGCAAACATTCTTAAACTTTTAACAAAATTCTCGCTTGTCTTGAGAGGATGTCTATAAGCAAATAAGAGATTCTGCATACAGGTAGCGGAGAAGTCAAAAAAGCCAGCCATAAGGCTCCGAGATAGATTATATAGTTGCATTCCCATCTCTGTCATCTTTTCAAAGAGCGGTCTTTTTTCTAAAAGGGCTTTTGTAAACCTTTCGCCAAAAACATCATTCAATAAAGAGATTTCTGCCTTGGTTGGGACTCTACCTTCTAATACTTTCAGTAATCCTTTTTGAGCATTAACCTTCTCCCAATCATCCAAAATTCTCTTTTCTGCTATCATATCAAACAATCTGTCCACGCTCTTTTGGTCAAATCCTTCCCTAATTGGCTGAAATTGCAATTTAGGCAGTTCTCCTTTTAGAGCTGCCAACTCTTTGTAAAATCTTTCCTCTCCTTTTTCTTTTCCTCTAATTTTCAACAGTTTAGCAAGTTTTTTGGCTCTCGCTTCAGTATAGAGTTTCTCCTGTTTGCCTCTAAAAAGAGGGGCTGCTTTTAATCTTTTTATCAATTTTTCTATTAATTCTTTGTCGCTCTTGTGAATTTCTTTAGGAATCTCTGGCTCTTTTGGTTTAATCTCTGGTTTAATTTTTGGTTTAATTTTTGGTTTAGCCTCGGGCTTTGCTTTGGGTTTGATTTCGGGTGTCGGCGTCGGTTTTTCTATTTTCACCTCATATTTCGCTTTACTCGTCCACGGCATCCATTTCTTAACTCCTTCTTTGGTAGTAATCTCTCTTGCCACATATCCAGTTCTAAATCTGACTGGTTTTTCTCCAGTAATTGTTCCTTCATAGGTTTTGCCTTTCCAGTTTACTCTTACATAGTCGCCTTTTTTAGGATAGGTGGAGATTTTTTGCCAGGTTTCTTTGAGGGCGGGTTTGGTTGCTTTTACTCCTTTGATTGCTTGGTTGTAGAAATCATCAAGTATAACAATTTGGTCTGGATGAAGTGCCACAACAATCTTTTTTCCATTCGGCATTTTTCTAATTATTCCATCATATCCAGTAATTTTCATAAATTCTTTATTCAAATCAGTAGGTAATAAAAAGCCAGCATTATGAAGTTCTGCTAAAATATCTACATCTGTTTTATTCTCTTTCAAAATATTAACCAAATCTCGTAATGCTTTCTTTTTATCTGTAGTGTATATTCC